GCCGATGTCCAGTTCGATGTGTTTGCCGCGCGCGACAACGGTGTCAAGGCTCAATGTTTGTTCGATGCAATCCACGAACGGTTTAGCGCCGAACAAATACAGGTCTTGGCGTGCCTGTTGGCTGTTTTGATAGGTCATGCCGCCGATAGCGACCCCGACCAGCCATGCCGGTACTTGGAACACGCGGGCTAGTTCCAACGCAGAATGTTGGCGTGCGTCCATGAGTTGCAGCTTGGATGGGTCTTGGGAGAACTCCACATATTTCACATGCTGGTTCAACGCACCGACGGCAAGGTTGCCGCGTGCCTCCGACCATGCCTGGGCAAGTTCTGCAAGTTCGTCGCCGCCCATCGGTTCACCATCGGTCTGCTGCAGGTAACCGGAGGCGATACCGCCACCGTGGTGCGCGTACCGGCGTGCCGCCTCATCAAGTTCATAGGCGATTTGGATTGCACGGTTACCAGTCCACAGCATCCCGTTAATAGGGCTAAGAAACTGCACCACGTTGTCGGTGTCAATATCAACACCGTTGAACTGGATGTCATTCGACGGGCCGAACCATTCAGGGCCGGCCTGATCTAGTGTGGCTACGTTGTCAGCTGGTAGCCATGTGAACGACGCCGGGAAACCGGTGTTGTACCGCGATGTGATATACCAGAACGCGCGACCATGCAGCATCAAATCTTGCACAGTCGATGCCATCATGAAGTTGCGCGTGGCTTTCGGATCGGGCCGTGTCATCCACGATTCGCCCGGTATGTACGTACGTTCGTAAGCCTGCGCGGCGGTATCCCATGACTGGGTGTAGGTGCGGAACTCGAGGCCGCCAATCATGCTGGTAATCAGACCGACAGCACGCGACACCGTAGGAATAGACAAAGCGCGTGCAGTAGCTGCGCCGACGACGTAGTACTGCAACGCGCCGGGTCTGGCCGATGCGCCGGCCGCAGCCTGCACGGAGGCGGTGCCGATTGCTGGCTCAGTACGCGTGCGGAACAGACCCACGCCTACAGGCTAGCACCATTTACCACATGGGTGTGTCATCGAACACGGCCTAGTGAATGTAGCGCCCGCACATTGTCACTACCAATCGCGGCTAACACAACCGGCATGTAAATATTGGTCACCTTGCCGTCGCGTATAAAGCTGAACATTTGATCGCCGGGTCGCGGGTGACATATGGCGTCGGCGTGTTCCCATATTGCGCTGAACCAGCGCGCACGCGATGTGGGCAGAAGCGCTACACCGTTTCGGTGGTCTAACCAGCGTTCGGCCCACGGTGCTGTGTTGCTGAACGGCGGGTTCATCCAAACCCGGCCCTCCCACGGTTGCCCTAATCCGTCATCCGCTTGTGTAAAATATCTTGTACATGGCACATGCGTGCCACCGGGCGGTGATGCTACGTCAAGGTCAAAGTGCAAGCCAAGCGCATCAAATACCCAGCGCGGCGTGTAGTAGTCGTCAGATGTTGATTCTGTCTGCTCCTGTGAGAACAGCCGCGGTTGGATCATTTCGCGATACCCAGCATTGGTTTGCGAACTTTGGCTTGTGGGGCGGCAGCGAACCCGGCAGCAGCGACCATGCACCGTGTCTGCTCGATCGGGCCGGGTGACTTCTGCGACGACAGGGTGATCGTGGCTTGGGTGCGTCCAGATACGGCACGTTGCACCTGTTCCGTCAACGCCATCTGACCGGCATGGCACACACGACCTTCCAAGATCAGGTTCCGTACAAGGCTCGTAAACGTCGTTAGTTCACGTTGCCCGAAATCTTTGGTGCGGCGCATCAGCTCAGGTGGACAGATTGAGTACAGGCCGGGAGTGAGCAACAGCTGCACCGCGTCATCTGCCATCACACGCCCGATTTCCTCCCACATCTCACCGATAGATTCCACGACAAACTCGCTCAACACATGCAGTTTGCCGTCATCGCGTGGCGCGACACGCACACCGCAATACCGCATGTCGTCCAAATCAGAATCAACAGCGAGCCAGCCACCAGCCGGCATCGGGTCGTCAGTTTGCAAACTGGGCCACACCTGCGGCGGTATCCACGCACCAATCGCTGCTGTCCACAGGTTGAGACTGGAACGCATGAAGTTGTCACGGTCGGGTGCTTCTAGTTCATCCTCTAGGTCCTGCAATGTCAGCTCGCCAAGACCGATGGCCGGGTTGCCCATATGCCAGAACGCACGGTCGGTTGCTGCGACGTTCGGCGGCGGCGACCACTCTGCCATGTACAAGCGACCCGGTTCGGCCTTCTCTATCTGTTGCATACCGCGCTCACGCCACCGAATAAACAACTTTGATGCTTCGGTACCAGCTGTCGAAACGAACAGGGCGAACGGGTTAGGTTTCGCGCGTTGCGTCGGCAACAATCCTGCTTCTACTACATCGGCGTCTAGTTTCCAGATTTCATCGCAGATCACCAGGTCGTTACTGGTGCCGTGACCGGCACGCACGTTGCCGGCCTCTACTTTCCAACGTGTACCGTTGCTGTGGTACGCCTCCATACGGCCAGCACTCTCGTAGGTCTCAAAGCCGTAACGGTCTTTCAACAGCGGCGCGACCTGCTTGAACACATCCTCCGCAATGCTGAGTTTGTGCGCCACGTTGATGACGTTCTGCGGTTGGCCGCGAACCTTTTGCCCATCAGTCAACCACCACCCAATCAGAGGTGCCAGCAGGCCGCGTGTCTTGCCGTTCTGCCGTGCAGTCGACACAAGCGCCCACCGATGACGCAACACATGGTCGTCGTGCTCCAACATGCCATCCAACACCAGCCGTTGCCACGGATACAAGTCAGTTCCGAGATTACGCAACGCCCAATCCGCGACCAACCCGCCCAAAGTGTCGCCCCCCAATGTCGGCGTTACCAATCTTGGCTCGATCTGCCCCGGTATGAACGCGGCCGGCTGCTTCCTGTCAGATTCTGACTGATCCGAAACACCTTGGCCAGAGATTGACTCTAATGGGTGCGGGGTAGGGGGGGTTGGCGATCCAAAAAGATGTTGTCTGCGTTGCGCCTGCTTCTTGGCTTGGTAGGTGCTGCCACGCTTTGAGTTGCACGGCTGGCAAGAGCCAACAATGTTGCTTCGGTCGTATGCCAGTTCGGGTGCGCGGTCTAGTTCGATGATGTGGTCGGCTTGTGTGGCTGGTCGTCGTCTGCACCAATGACAGGTTGGTTCTTCTTTGAGTACTTGGGCGCGTAAGTCTTTCCATTTTTTGGTGCCGTAAATGGCGCGGCTGCCGGTGGCTTTAGATGGCATCGAACATTCTCAGCTGATTGTCTTCTTCTGGTTTGTGTCTGCCAAGGTGGTGTTGTTCTGTGTGGGTGCGTATGGCGTGGCAGTTTCGGCAGCGTGCTTCGCATTTGGCTAGCTCGTTTACTAGTTCGTCAAGTTTGACTTTAGCGAAGTCGCTGATGTGGAACGATTTGTCTTCTGGGTTGATGTGGTCGCAGTCGATGGCTACCACGCGTTCTGGTGTGATTTTCCAGCCGCAATCGACACAGTTGCCTTGTGCAAGTTTCCATTGGTGGACGGCTTCTCGTTTGCGATGTTTGATTGGGATGACTGGGGCTTTGTGCTTGGTGGGGCCTCTGCGTTGCCTGTAGTACTCCGTGTTGGCGTCTGTGCATGGCTGGCAGGCTGGTTCGTTTCGGCGGCGGTGGGCTGTGTAGCCGCCTTTGGTGCCGCACGGTGGCCGTGGTCGGCCTGAGCCTTTACCGCCCATTGCGTGCCTGCTTGATGCGTTGTGATGGTGTGGTGCCGGCCCATATGCCTTGCAGGGTGAGTTGGCGTGAGAACACGGTGGTTAGTCTCATGGCGTCATTGTGGCAGTCGGTGAGGACTGGGCAGATGTTGCAGATGCGTCGTGCGCGTGCTTGGTCTGTGAGTGTTTCACCGAAGAACAGGCGTGTCATGCCTTTGCAGAGGGCGTGTGCACGCCAGTCGTTGCATTGTTCGCATGGGCGTGGGTCGGAGTCGCCTGCGTGTCCTGTGTACCCGTTGTCGTGGCATGTGTT